CTTATATACTTACTACATAACAAGTCTTTTTATATACTTAATATATAAAATTGTTCTTAAATGCACTTATTATTTTAAAGTATATATCTCACCTTATATACTTTTCTTAATGCAAATATATTGAAATAATATTGATATTATAACATATGAAAATATAAGATATTTTTCTTTATTTAATGTTGGTGTTTTAGAGAAAGATGCTGATGGTAAGTTTTATTATCAGTTTAGTATTAATAAAAATAATGATATTTTTGATAATATTAGTATTGAAAGTATAAGTGGTATATCTGTACAATTAAGTTATTATATAGGAGGTCATAAATATATACCAGAAGAAGTAGATAAGTATGTTATTGTATCATCAATGTATGAAGATTTTCAAATTAGAGTAACTTTTTTAGAAAAACCAAAAATAAATGATGAATTTAAAATACTTTTAAGATATTATTTAATAAATACAGTAGACAGAATGAAATTAGCAACAAATAGAATAGAAACTGAAAATTTTATTTATACTAATGGTGTATGTATTAGAAAAAGTTAGAGATATCCAATTTCAAAAAATAAATATCTTATTGGATTTAAAACAAATAGAAAAAATTGATTATAAAATAATATTATTTATATATTATTTATATTTTATAATATATAACTATGATTTTACATTTTTGCATATTTTAAATGTGAAAAAATGTAAAAATTTTATTTTAATATATATACATTTATTTTTCTAAAAATATTATTTAATAATTAAATTTTAAATAGATTTTTCTTGTATATTATTTTCTGCTAAATTTTCTTCAAAATTATTATTATCATTATCATTATCATTATCATTATCATTATCTTCTAATTTTTTATTATAATTTTTTTCTACTAATATTAAACTTGATTTATTTCTTATAAGATTACCAGATGAATTTGCAAAATTATATTTTCCTGGTGCCTTTGAAATACTTGGTTCATATCTATAAATTATAGGCTTGCCTAATTTTTTTCTTTTTTGTATTAACATTCTTTTTTCTCTGTCTGGAAAAATACTTTCACCTTTACATTCTATAACAAATCCTTCAAATATTGTATTATCATATAATGTTTTTTTATTTTCACTAAAATAATATTTTCTGAATGCAACTAATCCATTAATATAAGTATATAATATATCATTCCAATCATTATCATCATCAATTCTTATTTTTACAAGAATAATTAAAGAATGTAATATATTTAAATCAAAACTTCCAATATTAATTTTTATATTATTATTTTTTATATAATCAATTTTCAAATTATCAAATAATATATATGGTACTTCTTTAAATGGTATACATTTTTTATTATTTGAATAAAAATATAATATTGGTATTTGAATATTATTATCTGAATCTAAAAAATAAAAAACTGTATTATAACCATAAAATTGAAAAAATGGATAAAATTCATTATGTGATATTTTAGATTTTATATCATCATCTAAAGTATTAATAAATTCAATTATATCTAAACCATCAATAATATATTCTGAAGAATATACTTCAATATATGGCATTTGAATTTGATTAAATTTATTATTTAATTTTTTATAATTACTTTCTATCAAATAATAATTATAAATATAAAATCCTGTAAAAATTATACTTGATTTTGTTGCAAGAAAATTTTGAAAAATATTTATTATTTTATTTAATTTATTTGATGGAAATGGTTTAATTTCTAATGGTTTATTAATATAAGGTAATGGATAAGTTTTTTGCAGTTTTAAATATCTTCCAAAATGTTTTTCTAGTCTCCAATAACTTACCATTGGATCTGTAAACATTCTAAAATAATCAATTATCATAAACCATGGATGAACTAACATTAATCCATCTATTTCAATATATCTTAATTTATTATAAATATTCATAGGCATATAAGATATATCACAATATAATTGATAATTTGCAAATATTGAATAAGTTTCTTTATGTTGTGCTTCTTGACCAACAACATTTTTAAATCCTTCTTTATGTAAAATATCACATATATTAACTAAATCTTCTAATGGATCAGGAGAATAAAATTCAATATCTGTTGTATCAGTTTCATCATATATTGCTAAATTTTTATTTTTATTTATTAATAATTTATTTAATGCATATCCTCCATATATTTTTTTTTTATTTTTTTTAATATAATTAATTATAATATTATAAACTTTTGTTATTTCATCTAATTTTGGTTCTATTTCCATTAATTTTTTTTTTTCAACTTTTTTCATTATTTTTGGATAGTGTTCTTTAAATTGTTTGTCTTCTGTTGTTACTATATCAAGTGAACTCATTATTTTAATTATATATATATAGATTAATTTAATTATTATTATTTAAAATCAAATTTTATATTGCGTTTAAAATAATATAAATATATTTTTTATATCCAATATAAATTTTTTTATTCTAATTATATTATATATACAATGCCTAGTGAAAGTGAATTTTTAGAAAATGCTCTTGTTAAAGCTGAAAGAAAACATACCAAAAAATGTAAAGATAAATGCAGTCCTAAAGTTGTTGATTGTTGCGTTACCGATTGCAATCCAGATTGTTGCACTCCAGGTTTTCAAAGACTTGATAAATTAAGAACTTCATGGTTATTTGCACAATCTTCATATGGTGCTCCAATTAATTATGATGTCTCAGGTAATCTTCAATATGCAAATAATAGCATATATAATAGAGCAGGACAATTAATTTTAACTGTTTCACCAATTAGTAATTTTGTTCCAAGTGTTACAGATAATACTGAATGGGGTTCTCTTGAATTAACTGCTTATGCTTTTGTTAATGAAGTTAGATTTTTAAATTATGAAGAATGTGGTAAATTAGACCAAGTTATTGGATGGTCTGTTGACCTTCAAATTGGAAATTTATATTTTTACCAAAATCTCCCTGATCTTGGTTTAAGTATTAGTGATTCTAGAGCAGTTTTATTAAATACTGCTCCTACTGATTTAACTCCTTATGATAAACGTAAATTAGCTGAAATGGAACCATTTTGGAAATTATCTTTAAAAGCAGTTGAAAGAGTTCGTGAAAATCCAAAAACTGAAGGAAATATTTGTGAAATTAAAGATAAATGTGGTAATAAATTTTTAGTTGCTATTAATAGAGCTGTTGGACAATCTACTGGTAATAGTGTTTGTGATTATAATTCTCAATTTTCTATTGTTGTTGTTAAATTATGTTAAATTATTATTAAATATTAATCATCACATATTTTAATATATCACAACTACAATTTTATAAAATTTAAATACCTCTTCAATATAATTATATATTATATTAAAAATATTATAAAAACTATTAAAATTTTTAATTTTTAAAATATATTATTAATTAGATTATTATAGAGTATAAATTTTATTGTTTATTTTAAATTTATATATTAATTTACTTAATATATAAATGAATAATTTATTTAGAATTACTGAAAATAATATAAAAAATTTTTATTCAAATACAACAAATACAACTAATATTAAAAATAATAAAAATAATACAATTAATGAAATAAAAAATATTATAAATAATAAAAATAATATAACAGATAAAATAAAAAATATTGCCAAGACAAATTATAATTTTGATCCAAATAATATTTTAAATAATAAAATATTATGGAAATTTGGAAAATCAAAAATTAAAACAGAAAATTTTAAAAAATACATGAGTAAAAACTTGGCTATTTTATATTTTTTAAATGAAATATTTGTTGATTTTATTATAAATAACTCATCTTTAGAACTTAATAATATTAATTCTTTTTTTAATAATAATACTATTATATTTTCTAATAAAAAAGGTTCAATAAAACTTATTGATAAACAAATTTATATAAATATTAATAAAGAAAAAATATCAGGAATTTATAAAATTAAAGATTGTGGATATTTAAAATTTAGTGATATAAATATTAATGAAGATTATTTAAAAATAAATAAAATACCAGATTTAGATTCAATTCTAAATTATTCAAATGATTTTGAATATATTTTTAAAATTATAAAAATATTTAATAATTTTGAAAATATTAAAACCAAAATTAATTGTTATGGAGATTTAAATTTTTTAAATTTAATTCATGAAAATTTATCAACAATATTTAATTTTAATAATAATAATGATTTTTTTAAATCTTGCGAAAATTTTTCTTTTTATATTAAAGTATATGATACACATAGTAAAGCATTTATTATTGATAATAATACTAATTTAATTTATTATATTAGTTCTCTTGAAAATTATAAAGATTGTAGTGGATATTTATTTTTTTATATTCTTGAATTAGACTTAAAATGCAAAATAATTTCTTATGATATTTAATATAGTAATAAACATATTATCACTATATAAAAATTTGAAATTTTAATATAAAATATATAAAATTAATTATATTATTATAATTAATTATGCATAATAACACTGATATTACAAATACTATAAATACTATAGATAAGAAGTATTTAAATCCTTTTGACCAATCAACATATAATTTTATTATTCCTAATAGTATTGATATTAAAGATATATTCATAAAATTTGCTGAATTGTGTATTGATCGTGCATCAAATCAAATTATTTTAAGTGATATTTTTAATGACATAAATATTGGATTAAAAATAGAATTAAGTATTTTTGAATATTCTCTTAATTATTGTTTAAATAATAAATATAGTAAACATTATATAAAACCTGTTTATGATGATAAATTAAATTTTATTATTGCTAATCTTGATGAAAATAAATATGGAATTAATAGTAAAAATTTTAAATCCAATATTTTAACAAATAAAATAAATCCAAATTATGTGGCATTTTTATCTCCATCACAAATTCATCCTGAAAAATGGGATTATTTAATTAAAAAAAAAGAATATATTGAACAAAGAGAAAATAATATTGCTTATTCTGATGCTTATAAATGTTATAAATGTGGAGAATCCAAATGCAAAATTACTCAAGCACAAACTAGATCTGCTGATGAACCTATGACAACTTTTGTTGTTTGTCTTGTTTGTCATAATACATTTAAATTTTATTAAAAAAATTATATTTAAATTAAATATATTATTATTTTTTATTATTTTTTTTATTATTTATACATTGTAAAAACTCATAAAAATTATTTACTTTCTAAACATGTTTTAATATTATTATAATTATTAAAATATATTGTATCACATAATATTATAGTATTAAAATGGAATAATTGTAAATGGAAGAATTTATGTCCTTATTTTTTACAAACTGATGGTCAAGATTTATGTTATAATTTAGGAAGAATTATATTTGAAAACTTTTACTAGGGTTGTAAAGTGTATGATGTTGTTTATGAAAATGAAGTATACCCATCAAAATATTATATAAATAATCCAAAATATTTATGGTGAAAATTTGAACCTTTATCACCATCAGGAGATGTGATTTTACAAAATGGAATAATTAATTATGAATTATATTATCGGTGGAGAAATAGTTTATGGAAATGTAAAAATCCGATTAGATATCCAAATAAAATACATAGACGAAAAAATACACAATTTAGTTTATGTGTTGATAAAGATAAAAATGAAATAAGAATGAACTACATTACTACAAGAAAAGAAATATACGTAAAAGAATACATTAGATTAATTAAAAATTTACCAGAATATGAAAAACTATTAAATAAATTAAAAAAAGGTGAAAATATAATGATATGTGAAATGGATGTACCAGCAAAAAATAAAAAAGGACATTATGGAAATGATTGTGATGATAATAATATATGTAATATGTCTATTGAAAAATTAGAATTGTTGTTGAATGACACAAGTGAAGCATTTGGACATGGATTATGTTTAGCGTATTCTTTATTAATAGATTTACAAACTGCATTAACACTTTTGGACATTTAAAATACAAACTGCATTTTAAATGTCCAAAAGTGTTAAAATCCAAATTAAAAATTAATGTTTGATTCATTATTTGATTTATTGTTTAATGTGACATTTTTATATAAATAAGTAACATATTTTATATATTTAAGATATTCAAAATTATTTTATATTATTTATAGTATTATATCCCATTGTTATAACTTCTTTTATTAATGGATTTATTTTACCATTATCATTAATTGCTTTATAATCACATAAATATTTTAAAGATGGAGTAATTAATGAATTAAAACAATCATCAAATGTTGTTAATATATGATGATTAGGATTAGCATAACAATCATCGGGTAAATTTGAAAAAAACTTTGATGGTTTAAAAATATCATCAGATGATAATTTTGCTCCAAATATATTTTTAATAGATTCTTTTAATTTAACATTAATTTTATACATTTTAATCCAATTTAAATTTATATCAGAATCTTTATTTTTAAAACTGTTATAATATGCCATATTTAATTTTTCATGATCATTTAATATTATTCCAAATCCTCTTGATCTATATTTATTTATTATTTCTATTGGATTTCTCATTGAAGAAAAATATTTATAATCAATTGAAAGTTGTATCATCATTGAACTAATATATGATGGTAAACATAATACAGTTTTACCATTCCATAATGCTCTAACAAATCCCATATGAAATTTAGAAATCATTGAAAAAAAATTCTCATCTTTTGATTTGAAAATTTCAAATGTTCTAATATTTTGGGATTTTATTTTATATCTTATACTTTCAGATATTTTACCTATTAATTTATTATTAAAATAAATATATTTTTCATTATCTTGATTAATTATTTTTTTTTCATTTAATTCATAATTTATAAAAGTTATTTTAAATTCATCTTTGGATATTGGTTTAAAATATTCTTTAAATAATTCATCTTCATGATTTTCATAAATGTTAATTTGTTCTAATTTCCATTGAACATAATATTTATCATAAAAATATGATTTTATATCCTCATTTGATAAATTTAATTTAATAAATTCAAAATTAATTTTATTTAAATTAGTTTTATTTTTAATATTTTCTAATTCCATTAATATTAAATCATCAGTAATTAATAGTATTCCTGTATGAATATTTTCAATTTTAATATCATTAGTAATTTTACGATATGATATAACAAATTTTTTAACAACATTTATAAAATCAATAATTGATTTTTTATTACATATTAAGTCAACATCCGAGTTTAAATAATATTGGAAAAAATAATTTGCCAAATCATCATCTGTTAAAATTTCTGGATTATTACTAATTTTAGAAATATCAAATAATGGATTATATTTCATTCCACAAGCTGTCATAACACTTCCAGATATTACACAACATGACCAATCAATATCATCCAATATTCCTTTTATATTTCTACTATTTACAAATATATTTAATCTTCTTGAAAATTCATCACTATCACATACCCCATAATATTTTTCATAATTTTTCATCATATTTAAAGATAAACAATTATTTTTAATATCTAATACATTTGAATTTATTAATAATACTGCATATGGATTTTGATTAATATCATCCCATGTAAAAGGAAATTTTGGTAAAATATTTACTGTATTAATATCAAATATTATTCTATCATTATCACTAATTTTTTTATAAATATTATATTCTTCATTAATAAATGTTATCCAAGAATATCCAATTAAATATTTAAATATTATTTTATATTTTATAAATATTGGTTTTGATTCACATAATAATTCATAATTATTTAATATTAAATGACAATTAGCTCTTGAACACAACATATTGCAAATAAATATATATTTTTGATTTTCTGATAATAATTGTTTATATAAGTTTGTTACATCATTATTTGTTAATGATGAAATATTTGGAATATTATAATTTTTTAAAAAAGTTTTTGTCCATATATTGTTTCTTATTATATCATTTAAATAATTAAAATTATTTTTATTAGATAATAAATTATTATTGTATTCATTATTTAAACTTTTAAATTTTCTGTCAATAAAATCATTTGTTAAAGTATAATTACAATTTCTTGGATTTTCCCAATAATCACTTATTTCTGATATTAATGAGTTTAATTTTTTTTTTATTTCAAATCTTTCTGGATTTATTTGATTATATATTATTATTGATAGAAATTCCATATATTTATTTATACTTTCTGTTGGTGTTTCATAAATTTCTAAATAATTTTTTAATTGATTTTCTGTTAATTCAGGCATTAATATTATATTTAAATTTTCATTTGTAGTTTCTAATTTAATATTAAATTCATTTTCTATTTTATTTTTTGATATAATAAATTTGCATTTTTTGTGAATTTTACTATAAAGTAGTTTTTTAAATATTTTTTCATCAATTTGTTTTATTCCATATAAATTATTAGATTCGTTTTTATTATATATTATTAAACTCATGATTTATTATTAAACTTTATATTTATTAATATAATTAATTATCAATTTTTTTCAATAAATAGGCATTAAGAAAAAGTATTATACTAAATATAAATAGTAGGCATATATACATATTATTTATATTAAATATAAAAGCATAATACAAAACAATATATTTATTATTAAAAT